GTCTCAAAGATGGCCAATCATTTGGATTCTTTCGCGGTGTTGGACTTTTACAGGAAGCCAGGAATGGAAGCCGTATGACATTCATTAATTTGATGACAAATAAAGTTGTGGTCTCAAGGCTGACCATTGTCTCGGGCGACAAGACGGCTTTTCAGACCTTAACGACTGAATATGTCAGCATTCAAAGAAGCCCTACTGGAACACGAAATGAAGATGTCATTGGGGTTGCTGATTCGGTTGGGATGCTTTATAGGATGTATGCAGAAACAAATGCTGATATTCAGAAGGGGGACAAGTTGGTAGATACGAGCGGGGAAGACTATAAGGTCAATGCGATTGTAATTCCTGCAACGCTTGGTTCTTTTCAGCACTTAGAATGTATAATCACGAAGGTAAAATAATATGCCAATTAGTATAAGCGTTAAAGGGTTAGATAAATTGAGAGACAAGTTTGGAAAGTTTCCACAGTACTTGAACATAGCATTGGTAAGGGCAATCCAGTTGTCTGCTCTTTTGACAGAAGGAACAACAAAACCTTTAACCCCGATTGATACTGGAAGATTGAGGTCAAGCATTCAGAGTAAAATTCGTCCATTGTATGCTACAATAGCACCACATACTGATTATGCTATTTTTGTCCACGAGGGAACGCAGTTTATGAGAGCAAGACCTTTCTTGATGTGGGGTGCACAGAAAGCCGAGCCAAAGATTCAGAAGATATTCCAAATAGAAGTAGAGAAAGCTTTAATTAAATAATATAAAAATGTGGCTTTTGAAAACATAAGAAACAAACTAAAATCTAAACTAGAAGGCATCAGTTCTATTCAGCAAGTTGAAGACTATCCAACAGAGGAGTTCAACGGCTTTCCTGTTGTTGTGGTAGAATCAGCTAGACTAGAAGCAGACTTCGAAACCACGACTGAGAACAAAAGAACATATGTTTTTATTCTTCATTTAATGCAAGAGCTACGGAGTGTAGGAGCGAAAAAGGCTAGAAGGATTTTAGAAGGAGTGATGGATGACATTATTGAAACTCTAGACCAAGACCAATTATTAGAAGGAATATCTTTGCCCGACAATGAAACAATGATTATCAGCTTTCCAGTTGTGTCGGAGGTTGGTGAGAATGAGAAATATAGCATAGCGAGGTTAGAGGTAAGGGTTGTAGTGAGTTTTGACACAAATACCTAATAGAATTATGATATTAACAGAAAGGAAAAAAAAGCGTAGTTCTTGGAATAAAGGTAAAAAGTTGTCAGAAAAACATAGGCTAAAATTGAGTATTGCTCATCAAGGAAATGTTGGTTATTGGAGAGGAAAAAAGAGACCAGATATCAGTGAAAAATTAAGTGGTATAATAAGACCAAAAGAAGTTGGTAGAAAGATAAGCGAGAGTCTCAAAGGAAGAAAACATTCAGAAGAATGGAAAGAAAAAATTAGAGGAGAGAAAAATCCAAATTGGAAAGGCGGGGTGAGTTTTAATTATAGGCAAGGATATAAAAAACAACAAATGAAGTGGAGAAATGCAATACTAGAAAGAGATGATTGGGTTTGTCAAGGTTGTAAAAAGAGAGGTGGTAAGTTATGCGCTCACCATATCAAAGATTGGAAAGATTATCCTAACCTTAGATTTAATCTAAATAATGGCATAACTTTATGTAAAGAATGTCATCAATTAGAACATAAAAGTCGGTTAAATAATTAAGTAATAATGAAGAATTATGTTTTCTGTATACAAGTAACTTAGATGCGAGAATATAATTCTAAAACACAAATATGCCTAAATTTACAGGTCGACAACAAGAAATAGGGATTGGCAAAGAGGGAGCCAGGGGAACAGGGATAGCACCAACTTACTGGTTGCCAAAGACAGCGGTTACTTTTGACAACAAGTCTCAACAGGCTCTTGTCAGGGGAAGTTATGGAAACATAGCCGATGCTGTCATGACGGCGCAGGTCGTAAAGAAGTGGGCTGAAGGAGATATCGAGGGTGAAATTAACATAAGTTCATTCGGGTTAATTTTGCTTTCATTGCTTGGACTAGATACCCCATCAAATCCAGAGACAGGAGTGTATCTACACACCTACACTTTGGACAACGATACTGACCACCCAAGCCTGTCTATCCAGATTCAGGACCCTATTGCAGATGGATTGGGAACCGACATGAGGTTCAGACTAGCTATGATTAACTCTTTGAATGTTGAGATTCCTTTAGGGGAGGTTGTAAAATATACTGCTAATTTCATGTCTAAGGTGAAGCAGGACGTTGTACAGGCTACTCCTTCTTATTCTATCGATAACAGGTTCGTACATCCGAATTTAACTTTTAAGGTCGCTTCCGAGATTGGTTCGTTAGCGGCGGCTTCAAAGATAGATGTAAAGAGTTTGAATTTTACTATCGAGAAAGATGTAGAGATGGTTGATGTTCTTGGAACACTAGAGCCAGAGGACATTGTGAATAAGACTATCAGGATTTTTGGCTCAATAGAGTTGAATTACGAGAACAGGACTTGGAGAGATTATATGATGAACGGCACGGCAAGGGCTATGCAAATCAAGCTTACGAGTACAAAGCGTTTAGGGGCAACACAGTATCCAGACCTAGAGCTTGTGTTTCCTAAGGTTAGATTTGACGAGTGGGAGCCAAACCATGAGTTGGGAGAGTTAGCTACTCAAACTATTAACTTTGAAGTTATGTACGATTTGAGTAATACAAGGTTGTGGTCGACATTAGCACTCCAGAATGGAGTAGCTTCTTATTAGTAACTTGAGCCCTGTCTAAAAGGGCGGGGCTCTTAAAGAATATGCCAAATAAAACAATTAAACTATCGAAGTACGAAGTTGACATTATTCCATATTTGACATGGGGTCAAAAGGAGGAGATTCAAGCAGTCGTTTTAAACGGGGCAAAAGTAGATAACACAGGAATTGCTGGCTTTGATGCCAAAGCGCTCTTAGAGAGCAAGTACAAGGCTCTAGAGTTGTGTATAACGGAGATTCGGGAAGGGGAAACAAAAAAGTCTTTCTCAAAAGAATGGATGAACGCTTTATCTGTTGAAGATGGAGATTTGTTGTATAACTCAATTGACGATTTAGTGAATAAAAAAAAATAGTAAAAGGTATTGAGTTAGAGTTTCAGCTTAAAGGTAAGAGAAGAATTACTTCAAGAGAGGTAGTCTATGAGCTTTTAAGCGAGAGATACGGTTGGTTGCCCAGTGAAATACGGCGGGAGAGATGGGAAGATATAGAAAATTATCTTACAATCATCTCTACGAAGAATAAGATTGAGAAGTCAATAATGCAAAAACAAAAATGGCAGGCAAAACGGAGCTACAAATAATAATTACTGCAAAAGACTTGGCTAGTAGAGAGTTGAAGAAGCTCAATAATACTATCCAAAATAATGCGGCTACCTTTAGGAAAGTCGGCTTAGGCATGACTGCTATTGGAACTGGGTTGGGATTCCTTACTAAGAAGTTTATAGATGCGGCAGCTGGTTTTGAACAAAGTCAGGTTGCCTTTACGACCATGCTTGGCTCTGCTGAAAAGGCGGATGCTTTGTTGAAGGACTTAGCGCAGTTTGCGGCTAAGACTCCTTTTCAGTTGAAGGACGTCGAGAAGGGAGCAAGGTCGTTGTTGGCTTTCGGTATCAATACTAAGAAGATTTTACCAACATTGAAGTCTTTGGGAGACGTTTCTGCTGGTTTGAGTGTGCCAATCGAGAGATTGATTCTCAATTATGGGCAGGTTAAATCACAGTCTAAGTTGACTGGAAGAGAGTTGATGGACTTTGCACGCGCTGGTATCCCTTTGCTTGGTGAGTTGGCTGATATGCTTGGTAAGTCCGAGGCAGAGATTACAAGTATGGTTTCGGCGGGAAAGATTGGTTTTCCTATCGTAGAGAAAGCCTTTCAAAAGATGTCTGGAGAGGGCGGAAGGTTCAACGACTTGATGGACAAACAGAGCAAGACATTTGCTGGTATGATGTCTAACATGCAAGACCAGATTGATTTATTCTTGAGAGAAGGAGGTAAGCCTCTGATTGAGGCTGGAAAAAAGATTGCTGGAGTTTTGATAACGGTAATTGAGAAGGTCAATAAGTGGACAAAAGAACATCCCGAATTGACAAAAATGATTGGTATTTTAGTGGCAGTTTTGGCTGGGTTGTTACTCGTTCTTGGTCCGCTTGTGCTTTTGTTACCAACATTAGCTGCAGGGTTTACTTTGTTATTGGGTCCTATAGGGCTAATTTCCCTTGGGATAATGGGATTGATAGCCGTTGGAGCCTTGTGGGTTTCGAAGTGGGACACGATGAAAGCGGCTCTTGGTATTATTTGGGACGAATTGAAAGAGAAGTTTCAGGGAGATTGGTTTGAGGATAGGCTTGGTGGAATGATTATGTCTATTACCGACTTCATCGACAAGATTGGAGAAGCGACGAATAAGGTCACGGGGTTTGTGACAAACGCTGGAGGAATTGCCAAGAATATTCCTGGGGCGTTTATGGACTTGTTTAAGGCTGGCGGTGGTCCTGTAGACAAAGATGGCGCTTATATTGTGGGAGAGAATGGTCCTGAGTTGTTTTCGCCGTCAAGGGATGGTTCTATCATTCCGAATTCTGCATTAAATAATTCTGATGATATTTTTAAGAAGTCAATAGAAAAATCTTTTTCATCAAGTGGAAAGGTCAATAATGTATTTAATTTTAATTTTGCAGGGGCTTTTATAGGAGACAAGAAACAGTTCGAAGTTGATATTATTAATTTGATAAATCGTCAGTCCGAATTAGCCTTTTTAGCAGGCGAATAAATTATGCCAAGCGTAAAATTTGACAATATAGAAATAGTCACAACAACTTATATACCTAAGATTGTTCAACATGAATCGGCTCCTTTAAGAGAGTTGATGCTCTTAGGGCGAATTGATAAGGACGGGGATATTTTGATATCTGAAAGATACGGACAGAAAATAATTACTATAGCTGGTAATATTATGGCAAGTAATCAAGACAATCTAGAAATAGCTATTGATGTGTTCAAAGAATTGTTCTCGCGTAAGGAAAAGAATTTAGATATTAGTTGGGCTGGTGGGACTAGGAGATATGTTGCAACTGTTAAGAGCCATAGTTTTGATAGGCAACATATGCACATTGGATTTTGTCCTTGGTCTGCCGAGTTCGTTGTCCCTGAAGGGATTGGTAAGGCAACAAGTGCGATAGCTGCGATAAACGCGCTTTCTGTAAATGCAACGCCTTATAGCAGTACTGTTACAATGAGTACTGGTAGTGCGGTGCCACAGCCTATTATCACTATTACGATAGGTGCTGGTTTTTCGGCCACCTGTCTCGGTATCTCTTTCGAGAATACCGATAGAGAT